TGCAATTCTCAACAACTTGTTTGCGATATGCAATTCACGGTTGTTGCCAACAAATCAAATTGTGAATTGCGATGGCAGGGGGCGTCCTATTCAGGGGCGCACCCTGTTTTTGTTTTGAGCTTTCACCGGCTTTTTGAGCTTCAGCACTCTACTTCCTGAATCAGGATCGTCAGCTGCTTCTGAACGCTGTCATCTGCTGTGACGGTCAGATGAATTTCGCCCGCAGCTTCTCCTGCGCGGATCACCGCCATACAGCAGCCGTCAAAGGTCTCGCTTTCCGGGGTGTCGTAACGCTCCTCGGAGCAGGGGTTTGCGCTGCCTACGGCTTCCAGAATGCCTGCACCCTCCAACTCCACCTTCAGGGTGTGCTTGGTGTGCAGATCTGCGGTGCCATTTGCATCCACGAATTGGATCATCACAAAAGCGGCATCCTCGCCGTTGGCTTGCAGGGTCTTACGATCTGCTGTAAGGGTCATCTGTGCATCCTGTGCGGTGCGCAGCGTGAACTCGCCGTCACACACACCGCCGGTATAGCCCACAGCCTTCAGCTCGCCGGGAGTGTAGGGCACACTGTAGGTGGCGGTAAAATCCACCATGGCACGGCGGCCCAGAGAAGCTCCGTTCAGGAACAGCTCCACCTCCTCCGAGGCGGAGTACACATCCACCGAAGCCGTCTGTCCCTCAAAACCGGGCCATGTCCAACTGGAAAGGTTATCCTTGAACATCCAAGGCGTTTTGCTGGAGGTCTGACCGTTGTGTTCCATTCGCAGCACTGCCAGATAGGGTGCCTCCCGCAGACCGTAAACGATCTCCCGCAGATAGCTGATGGGGCGGCGGTTGCCCAGCAGATCCAGATCTCCAATGTAGGCGGTGCGTTCCGGGTAAATGCTGCTGAAGTTGGCACCACCATCGTAATGGAAGATGCCGCAGCCTGCCTCCCCCAGATAATCGTAGCCAGCCCATGTGAAGTCGCCAATCATGTGAGGATTCTCCTCCACGATGCGCCACAGCCGCACGATGTCTGCTGGGTAAGTCTCGGTGCCTAGCACTGCCTTGTGGGGGTGCAGTTCATGCTCCAGCACATGGCGTCCGGTAAGGTAGTTCAGACCGATCACATCGCAGGAATCCTCGCAGCCGGACAGCGCCTCAGTCAGCAGCGGATGGGTGGCAAAGTAATCACCCTTTTCCCCGGACATCAGGCTCATAAAGCTGTTCAGGGCATTGCTGCCGCCGCCATCGCCGCCGGAGGGACCGGGCTGTGCCGGGAACTTTCGCATCACATCCCCCATGATCTCCCGCAGGCGGTAACCGGCTGCCATAAGGCCGTTGAGGGCGTTGGTGGTGTAACGGGTGGGGTCCAGCTCCCGGAAGGTGTTGCAGAGCCGACGGTTGGTCTCCGCTCCGCTTTCCGAACCCGCCTCGGAGATCTCGTTGCCCACACAGTACAAAATGACACTGGGATGGTTGTAATCCTTGGCCACCATCTTTTGAATGGTGGGCTTCCAGTCTTGCTCAAAGTACAGAGCATAGTCGTAGGGATTTTTCCGCACGTTCCATACGTCGCTCAGTTCGTCCATTACCAGCACACCGTACCGGTTGCAGGCATCCAGCAGCGCCCGCCCTGCCGGGTGATGGGAGGAGCGGATGGCGTTGAAGCCCGCTTCCTTTAGTTGACGAATGCGGCGCTCCTCGGCATCGGGCAGGGTAGCTGCACCAAGAATGCCGTTGTCGTGGTGGATGCAGGCACCCCGTAGCTTGACGGTCTGCCCGTTGATGCGTACCCCATGCGCTGCATCGATGCTCAGGGTACGGATGCCGAAGCCGGTCTCTTCCCGGTCCAGTTCTTCCTCGCCCTCCAGCACCTGCATGGTGCTGGTGTAGAGGTTAGGGTTCTCCGGGCTCCACAGAGCCGGGCTGTCCACGCAGTACCGGAAGGAGACGGTTCTGCTTTCGCCGGGTTGGAGCAGGAGGTTTTGCCGGTCGGTGAGCACTGCCGTGCCCTCCCGGCAGATGGTCTGCTGCAGGGTCACCCGTTCTGTAACAGTGCTGGCAGACTGCACCTGTGCCGTCACATCCAGCAGGGCAAAGCCCTCGTCCGCCTCCCGGGTGGTGATACGCACGGTATCCTGCGGCAGATAGACCTTGTTGCCCACCAGCAGCCGCACCGGGCGGTAGATGCCGCTGCCGGTATACCAGCGGCTGTTGGGTTCCAGACTGTTATCTGCAATGACCTTCAGCAGGTTGTCGGCACCATATTTCAGGTAGGGACCAGCCTCCACGGTAAACTCCGCATAGCCGTTCACGTTCCGGGTCAGCAGCCAGCCGTTCAGGTAGACCAGCGCCGTCTGGTACACGCCCTCAAATACGAGGGACACCGGCTTGCCTTGCCACGCCTGCGGTGCGGTAAAATGCTTCTGAAAAATGTACTCGCCGCCGGGGTAGAAGCCGGTCTGTGCACCGTTTTTCGTGTCCGGGGTGCGGGCTTCATGGATCATGGCATCGTAGGGCAGATGCACGGTTTTGGTCTGGGTATTTCCCAGAAAGGAATTCATCCGGGAATTGCCATCGCCCTTTTCTACCGTCCAATCTGCGTTGAAATTCTGTCGAATCATGCCTGTGCCTCTTTCTGGTGTTCAGCATCCCACTTCTTATTGGCCTTTTCCACATCCAGGAAAGCCAGCAGCACCGTGATAATGATGCCGATCACGAAGGGGAAGGTGATGTACAGGTTGAAGATCATCCGAATGGCGCTTTCGCTCTGGACCGTTGCGGTGCCCACAAAGCCGCCCAGCTTCAGCAGCCAGCCCACAGCCGCAGTACCGATGCCGCCGCCGACCTTCACGCCCAGAGAGGAGCAACTGTACATCATACCGTCCATGTGGATGCCGGTGGTGCGTGTGGTGTAGCCGCTGGCCTCAGCAATAAGAGCGTTCAAAGAGCCGCTGAGGGTACCTGCAAAGATGCCCTTGATGAACATGAACAGCAGGAACATGGAGAGATTCTTCTGCATGGCAAAGTAGATCATGGGGATGCCCAGCACGCTGCTGATGGCGTAGCCCCAGAAGTTGACCTTCTGCATACTGCCGGTCTTTTTGATGAGGACAGGCGCAATGGCCAGTGCGATGATAACCGGGAACATCTTCATCATGGAGAACTGACCCAGCAGGCTGCCATCGCCCCAGTAATAGGTGGCGCAGAACACACCGGCACCGGTGGTCAGGTTGCTCATGATATAGTACACGATGTAGATGGCAAGGATCATCAGGTAATACTTGTTGTGGACGAGGATCTTAGCGGTCTCGGCAAAGCCATGCTTTTTCTCCTCGGCAACTGCTTTGCCTTCCTCTGCGGCTTCGCTGGCGTTGCCGCTCAGTTCTTCCTCCGGCAGCTCTTTAACTGCAAGGCAGCTGATGGTGTTGACCACCAGACCAACGATCGCGAAGATCAGAGCCGTGGTACGCCAGCCTGCGGCACCGCTGCCGAACTTCTCCACCATGCCGGTAACGGCAAAGCCCATAAAGATGTTGGTGACGACCGCAAACATAAAACGGAAGGAGCCCAGCTGCACACGCTCATTGTTGTTCTTGGTGATCAGTGCCACCAGAGAGGAATATGCAATGCCGTTGGCAGTATAGAACACTGCGTTCAGTGCCGTGTACACGATGAAGAAGTAGATATACTGCATGGTGGTGCTGCCAGCCGGGATGGCAAACAGCAAAAACAGGCAGAGGGAAACACCTACCTGACCAAACAGCATCCACGGACGCGCCTTGCCCAGCTTGGAGTGGGTGCGGTCGATCAGGGTGCCAAAGATCACATCGCTGATGCCGTCCAGAACCTTGGAAGCCAGCATCAAAGAGCCAATGATGGCGCTGTCCAGACCCAGTGTTCCGGTCAGATAAAGCAGTACAAAGCTGGAAACCAGACCATAGGAGCAGTTAGAGGCCAGATCGCCGGAACCGTAGGCCAGCTTCTGATACCATTTCAGATATTTTTTCTCTGTCGTTGCAGTAGCAGACATGGGGATTCTCCTTTCAAGATGTGCTGTATCATTCACGGCGACAGAATGCGTCTGTCGCTTTACATTTTTTCAAAAGCACTCTATAATAAAGCCATCGGCCGCACAGCTTTTACAGAATGTTTTTGTATTGTGTCTATATTTTAGCAATTCCGTTCACATTTCACAATGACAGCATCGTGTGCCGCATCCATCAGATTGTATCATATTCGCACATTGCGGAAAAGGAGACTCTTTCATGAAACCGGATTCCACCAGCTATGAGAATATTTTGGAGGTTGAAAACTGGGGCAGTCAGCTCTCTACCTTCTACAAGATCATGTCCCCGGTGCAGATCACACTGGAGTCCTGTACCGGTCTGGGAGAAACCGACCAATACAGCATTCAGATGTTCTCACCGAATGGCTGCTGGCTGCATGAAAACTCTATGGATGCTTTATTCCGTGCCCTCAGCTCCCGTCCGCTGCACCGCCACGATTATTTTGAACTGATGCTGGTGTTGGAAGGGGAGGTCATCCAACAGATCGAGGAAAAAGAATACCCCTACCGTGCCGGAACCTGTTGTCTGGTAAACCGCAGCATCCTCCATAACGAACGCTTCATTGGCCCCGCCAAACTCTGTTTTCTTGGTCTGTCTGTGGATTTTGTCCGCAGCCTGACGGAATCTGCATCCCTGCAATTATTTGAAGCCGAGCGCCATCTGCCGGAAAATCCCGTTTTGCAGTTCATGTTGGCAAATCTGGGACAAGACCTCCGAAAGGAATATCAGGACCTTTTCCCCACACCGGAAAACACCGATAGTGTTCAAACCCTGGCAACGCTCATCGCCCGCATGACCCACATCCTGCACGAACCCAGTGCCGCCGCCACCTATTATTTGAAGGGCGCACTTTGCGAACTGTTCGATTTTCTGTCGTCCGGGTTCTATGTCACCCCGGTGCACCTGAGCAGCAGCCCCGAAAGCCTGCTTTTTCTGCGTATCAGCCGTTTGCTGGAAGATACAGATGGTCGGTTGCCTCGCAGCGAACTGGCACGGCTTTTGAATTACAATGGCAGCTACCTCAATTCCATCGTCCAGCGCCGCACCGGTCTGTGTCTTTTCGATTACGGCATGACCTTCTGTTTCCAGAAGGCTGAACGGCTGCTGCGGGAAACAACACTTTCCGTCAGCGAGATCGCCCTACAGCTCAAATTTACCAACCGCACCCACTTCTACGAACTGTTCCGGCAAAAGTACGGCATGACCCCGCAACAATGGCGCAAGATGCAGAAAAGCGCAGAGCACTCTGAATAAGATGCTCTGCGCTTTTCTCTTAATCTTCTAACCCATGGCTCCCGGTTACGTTTTTCAAGTATTCCTCCGGGTTGCCGTTCAGAATCAAATCGGCATAATCAAGTGGGTCATTATAAATGAGGTAGTCCAACTCTGACCTCTGTGCCATGGTAACATCCAACGCATCCTCGACCCCGGTGCAATTGATGGAAATCTTTCTCCCATCCCGGAGCAGCAGCTCCACGCAGCCGGTGTCCATATTAAACTTGCAGGCTCTTTCATCGTACTTCATAATCATACCCTCCAAATCTTGTTATTGGCTTACGGTCTACGACAAGGCATCGGAGGTTTGCGCCGTCCACGGGAGCCTTCATTGTTGTACCCGAAGAAAACGAAAAATCCGAACCCTTCTCCAATCGGAAACAGGTTCGGATTTTTCTTGTTTGGTGGAGGCGATGGGAGTCGAACAATAAAAAATGATTGAGTGGCGTCAAAAACATATCTGCAACGCGCCTAAACACTTGCTAAAAATGTAGTGGGGTTGGTTTGTAACCCATGTATTTTGCTACGTTTACAAAAAAGAGTGTTACCAAAACTGTTACCAGAGTCAGGCCTGTGCCTTTTTGAATGCCGCGGTGGTAGCGGCAGCAAGATCTTCCCTCTGACCGTCAAGCTCGTGCCGATACACTCCGGCAGTGTCCATGTTCTTGCTATGGCCCACGAGCATCTTCAGCTGGCTGTCAGTCAGGACGCTGGATTCAACACTGACAAAGGTGTGCCGCAGCTCGTAAAGTGAAACTTTCGGCTCAAGCCCGTTTGCTTCCTGATAGGATTCCCAGCGGCGATAGAGCGCGTGTTCTGACGGGATCTGAAACAGCGGGGTATTGTAGTTCAGAAGTATACCTTGAGCCTTCAGAAGCTGCACCTGTGCCTCGTATGCCTCGCGAGCTTCCTTGCCCATGTCAAAAGAGCGGATTGCGTTTTCGTTTTTTCCGGTCGTCTGTTCCCGGTGCACGTTGATGCTGCGCCGAAGGTTGACCGTGTTCCCTTTGATGTCTCCATACCATAAGCCAATCAGCTCTCCGGGACGCAGGCCGGTGGAAACGGCAAAGCGATAGGCATAGATATACTCGTCAAATACCGGCTTTCCGTAGTAGGTACGGGTATCTACGCTAAACAGCACCTTCAGAGCGGTGGGCTGAAGAATTGTGCGTTTTCCCATTCTCGCATTCTTCGGGATAGACAGATCAGGATGCAGTGTCGTGTACTTGTTCCTTCTGCACCACTTGACAAAGGCCGTTTCCGCCGCCCGAATCGTCATAAGCGTTTTGCGGCTCAATGGCTTGTCTGAAATCGGCTTGCGCTGGTTCTTCTTCTGGGATCGCTTCCGAAACGAAACGTCGATTGCCTTTTGAAGGTCGCCCTCGGTCAGCTCGTCAATGCGGATGTTCCCGCAGGTCGGCAGGATATAGCAGTCCCCGTAACGCTTGCATTGCGTAACATAGGATGTGCCACAGGTGAGCTTCAGCTCTTCCACCCACTCTGAATAAAGGGCGCTGACCTTCTTTTTTCCGTCTCTGATGCTATCATCAAGCCATGCATCCGCTTTTGCGTTTGCTTCCCGTTGTCCTGTTCGGCCCGGCGTACTGCTGTAAAAGCGCTTGCGGGTGCCGTTCTTCTGAACTGCGATGCACCAGCGCTTTTCCTTTTCGACCCAAAACGCTATGTTCGTTCTCTTTTTCATCGTTCTGCTCCTTTCGGTTGAAATTGCAAAAGCATCAAATTTTTTGATATTTGTTGACAGCAACAACCGTTTGATGTAACATATGGTTGTGAGCAGTTGTTTTGTGAGCTTTGGCGAGGTCAACAAAACAAAAAATGGAACCATGGAGGTAACACGCAGATGCAGGATAAAACGGCTGTTCTCGGAAACACCCCGGGTGTTGAGGAGGACGAGCGATACATTGAAAAGGCGTACAGAACTCTCTCAGAGGATAACCGCAAAAAGCTGGAAGTATACGCTGCCGCGCTGCGAAGAACCCAGCTCTCACATGAAGGGACTGATTGAAACGGTTCCTTTATACATTGGCCCTTCGGCTTTGCCGAGGGGCCTTTTATTTTCCAGCCAGTTCAAATAATTCAGCGCTTGCTTCGCCAAGGGCTGTCTTTTGCCGGTCGCTCATATAAGAAAGGTAGGGTTCAAAAGCCTGATGATACTTTGCTGCCCAGTTTTCCTTTGCCTTTGATGTCTTGAGCGTCAGTATTTTGTTAGAATACTTTATCTGGGTTCGATGTATAAGTTCTTCTATTGCGCCATCCCTGAAGTCTAAATCTGTGTATTTGTTCAGCGAATCGGTGGTAGCAGCATTCACTCCGTATTTTTTACAATCTTCAAGCATCATAAGCCGACCAACGCAAAAATCGTATCTCATAAAGAACGTTGACGGTTCAGTGGTTGACGAGAGGATTCTGGCACAATCTTGAGCCTGTTTCAAAAGCTGAGGGGCTAATATCCTTGCATTCGCACGAGAGTTGACAAGATCCATTTGCCCCATCCACTCAGGATTTGGTGAGTATTTTGAACGTTCATCTTCTTCCGCTGCTTCAACAGCCATCTTGCCAATGACCTTTGTAGCCTTTTTCAACCATTTGAAAATTCCCATTGTAAACTCCCTATAAAAAAGAAAATGGAAAACAAAAAGCAGGGCTTGCGCTCAGCAAACCCCGCTCTTACAAGTGAATGATATTCTACGCCACATGGCACCCCGTCATTCCCGGAGGATAAACATAGAACGAGGATTAACTTTTGTTTTCTTTTTCAAACTGAGCTTTGAGCAGTTCGTACATATTGACCATTGGAAGCTCGATTTTTCCATGATTAAGAACCATAGAGGACATAACCTCCATTTTTGAACGGGCAATGCCATACACCGCTGCAGAGCCGTTGAACCACAATTTTGTTTCAAAATCTTCGTCAGGTACGCTCTTATCAATCATAAACTTGCCGTGTATAACCATGTGATACTTGCAGGAAGCTTCTGAGCCATCCTGCAATGAATAAACGCCGTCAAGAATGAGCCTGACATAAGCAGCCTTCTTAGAAGGATCATCAATTGGAACTTGCTCACTGATAGAAACGGAGAGCTGATGCGTTAATTCACACTGCGACACAGCATCAATGATATTATTATCAAAAGAGCATTCCGTAAGAAAGCTTCCAAGATACTGAATGTCAGCTTCAAACTGCTTTGCATCCATTGTGTGCACCTCCGGTTGGCTTTTTAGGTGTTTCAGGGAACCGAATCAACCTTGACGAAGAAAAGTCAGGCGTTTTAAAAGCTGTGTTGTTTGCAGCATCAGACTTCACATTTTCAGGTTCGGTGGACATGATTCTTTCATCGGGCTTCAAAGGGCACTGTACCGACAGCCCCAAAGCATCGGCAATGTCAATCAAAGTGTTGATGGTATAATTGCATTCTCCGCTCTCCCAGCGGGAAACAAGGCTCTGCTTTACCCCCATCTTTTCAGCAAGGTCTTTTTGTGTCCAGCCTTTCTCCATGCGGGTATCGTGAATCATCTGCTGGATTTGAATATTTATTGCGGCTTTTGCCATCTCAGCAGCGGACATGTTTTGGGTAATGGCTTTGATTAAATCAGATAAAGTTGCTCTGCAAGACATAATCAGTCCCCCTTTTTAAGTTCATTAAAGCGCTGCTTTGCAATAGGAGTATATTTGGGATAAGCGGTGTTTTGATGCCCTGCGCGCTCATGAAAAGCGGTTAGAAGGTAAACCATTTCATTCTGATAGACAAATAGAACACGTATGTTTGAACCCGGAAGTAAAAAGCGCATGGAACACAAAGGAGATTGTCCGACAAGATATTCCATGTTTGATTTTTTCTTGCGAATACAAACATCTCCATAATCCCGGAGTTTTGCAAGATTATCAGAGAGTCTTGACATGAACTGTTGCTCAATTCCGCCTCTTCTCAAAAGGAGAACAAGTTCTGGTATAAAAAGCTGGTGAATAGAAAGCATGCTGCCATATCTTTCAAAAAGATCTTCTAGCAGCATTTGAAACAATACGTCGTTCAGATTGACCACATCCTGTCTGCGGCTATACTATTATATCACTTATAAGTGATATTTACAACACTTTTATACATTTTTACACTATTATTATAGTAGGATGTCTGCGCTTTAAGGTTTCTTTTCTTCTTTTTCCTGCCCAAGCAGGAGCAGCTCTGCATATTCTCTCAGCTTCCGTATACTTTCGGCATTCAAGCCCTCCATCAGGCGGTCAACGTCTGACTGGGGGGCTTTTTCTTTTTGCTCAGGGGCAGCCGGGGCTGGTACAGGGGAAGGATCATCGGTTTCACCGTTGAGGTATGCTGCGCTGGTGTTCAACTCTGCAGCCCACACCTCAAGGATTTCGGGCCTCACCTTTTTGGTGCGCTTGAGGTTGCTGCCAGCTTTTGACGGCAGGCCAACAAGATCATAGAGGTGTGACTGCATCTTCCCCTGCTTCTTGCACAGGTCGTAAAACCTATCATACTGGAATGTTCCATAATCGTCACTTATCTGCATGTCACTGTCTGTTGCAGAAGGATCATCCGTCTTTCCAAGAAGGTAGTCAACAGACGTTCCAAGCGCTGTTGCAAGTGCAGAGAGGTACTTCACAGGGACATCTGCATCGCGGCTTGTTGCGTTTGCCAGATATCCTGAGCTTTTTCCGATAGCTTGGCTGAGGAATGAAATGGATACTCCATTCTTGTCGGCAAGATCGCGAATCCTCGAAATGTTCCCCATAAATAGCACCTCGCAATAAAAATTTAATGAAGAATAAAAAAATACGAAAAAATAATAGAAAACTATTTACAAAATAATTGTATAGTAGTATAATTGCAAATGTAAAGAGCAGATATCCTACATAAATAATACTACCATATCAGTAAAAAATCAACAAGCGAGGTACAAAACGATGAAAGACTTCAACCTGAAAATCTCCGAGATCAAGAAGGCAGAGCGGTTCGCAGCAAAGGAATCTGGCAAGACCTGCTTCATTGCAGCTATGAGCTATTCCGGCGCTGATGTGTTCGGTTGGCAGGATGTGCTCTGCGAGATGGACAGCGCCGAGAGCGGCGAGTATGTCAGCACCGTTCACCTTTGCGTTTACATGAACGACCGCCGCCGGTCTTATGTGGCCCGCGTAATGCCCACTGTTTGATGATGAAAGGATGGCTGAACATGAACGCACTTTCTATCAACATCCCTGACAACTTTGTTGCAGACTGCAATAACACCTTAGCGCGGTACTACGCCGCCCAGACCGATACCGAGCGCCGGGCGGTCCTTGACCGTCAGACTGTTGAAGGCCTGTGGTGGGCAATCAAGTTCGTCAGCAAGCTCTGCACCCCCTTCATGAGCGACAGAGAGCTGAAGCACGCAATCCGTCTCACTCACTTCCGTGGCTCTGTATGCCCGGAGTTTAAGGCTTGAAAGGGAAATCTATTGACCCGCCTGATGATGGCTGCCCGGCAGCAGCCGAAACCATTCCGGTGACGTTACTGGGATGGTCGCGGGAGCCACCGCACAACACAATAATTTTTGGAGGTACAAAATATGTCTGCAAATGTTGAAACGATGTTCTATGTCCGCGAGAAGCCTTGGCACGGTCTGGGAACGATGGTGCAGGAAGCGCCCACCAGCGCTGATGCCCTGCGTCTGGCCGGTCTGGACTGGACGGTTGAGGCCCGCGATATGTGGCTGAACGGCGGTTATGAGCCGATTCCCGGCTACAAGGCGAATGTGCGCAGCTCTGACAACAAGGTGCTGGGCGTTGTCAGCGACAAGTACCGCATTGTGCAGAACGCTGATGCATTTGCCTTCACGGATGCCCTGATTGGTGGCGATGTCCACTACGAGACAGCGGGCAGCCTGCTTGACGGCAAGAAGATCTGGCTGCTGGCAAAGCTGCCCGATTCCGAAATCTGCGGAGATAAGACAGAGCCTTATGTCTGCTTCTCCAACACACATGACGGCTCCGGCGCTGTCCGCGTCTGCATGACCCCTGTTCGGGTGGTCTGCAATAACACCCTGAACCTCGCCCTGAACACGGCACAGCGGGCGTGGAGCGTGCGCCATGTGGGCGATATCAGCACCAAGCTGGTGGAAGCGCAGCAGTGCCTTGAGATGGCCGGAAAGTACATGGACGCTCTGGCTGAGCGGGCAGATCAGATGGCAAACACCACCGTATCTGACGAGCGCCTGCGGAAGATCCTTGACGAGCTGTTCCCTGAAGCGGATGACATGAGCAACATCCAGAAGCGCCATGTGCAGGAGATGAAGGACGGCTACATGGTCTGTGTGATGGCCCCCGACCTTGCAAAGTTCCGCAATACCGCATGGGGCGCGGTGAACGCCATGAGCGATTTTGTTACCCACAGCGCTCCTCACCGTAACACGAAGAACTATCAGGCCAACAACTGGAACAACGTCATGGGCGGTCACTGGCTGATCGATGCAATGACAAAGGCTGTTGCCCGGTAAATCAAAAGGCTGTGCTATCTGGCCTTACGGGCGCTTTTATGAACACACAAAAGTATTACGCATGGTATACCGTTTGGGACAGAAAAACGGGGCGGCTGCTATGCAGTGGTCGCCCGGCAGACTGTGCAAAAGCCCTCGGCTTTGCAAGCAAAAAATCATTCTGGGCCAGCATCAGGCACAGCCAAAAGCGCGGGCACCAGCGGAAATACGAAGTTCTGCGCGAGGAAATCAGAAAATCGGAGGTTGATTGAAAATGACAAGACGTGATGAAATTGACGCAGAAATCAGGAATCAGGCCGTGCGCCTGTATTCGCGCTGCACCGCCCTGTTTGAGCTGCCGACAATGGTTTACTGGCAAATCATGCAGGATAACACCCTTCGGCACAAGCCGTACAGGGTCAGTGAGGAACACTGCAAGAAGATCATCCTTGCAATGCCGGAGTTTGATTAAGGAGTGAAAACTATGAATGAAAAAGAACACCAGAGAGCTGCCGATGTAGAAGAAGCCCGTGCAAAGCTTCTTGAATGCTTTCCCGGCAGTTTCATCCGTGATTCTGACGATGTAGGGTACGAGTTTATTGCTCACCCGCGCACAAACCAGTCTTTCATCTTAGAGGATTGTCATTACGTTGAAGATATCGAAGCAAAGGTGTTGGAATGGCTTTCACGGGCAGCATTCAAAACCGCACCGTATTCGCAGGAGTGGCGAAACCGGCGCTTCCACGAATTTATGCTTTCGGGGGTCAATGCTTTTCTTGACACCGATTTCTCGGAAGAAGATATGGATCTGATCTATACCTATATGGGCAACGAAATAAGACACGGTCTCACCATGGCCTTTATCGACCACGACATGAGCATGAAGTGGCTGAGAGAGCATATCCCAACTGAAAGGACATCATGCACTACTCTTGAAGATGCTGAAGACGCTTTGGTTATCACCGCAACACCCACGAAAGAATGACCATCCGGCACCGGCTGAAAGGCTGGTGCTTAATTTTTTACTCCCTATGAATAAAAATATACTGAAATAATATAAAAAACTATTTACAAAATAATTTAAAAGTAGTATAATAACTAATGTAGAGAGTACCACCAAACAAACAGGAGGACAAAAACATTGCAGGATTAACTCAAAAAAAGCGCTATAAGGTGTACGTCTACAACATGGCTGATAGGTTCTGGGACTGCTACGAGGTCAACGCCATCGACCCGGTGGATGCCCGGAACGTGGCAGTGCAGCGGTTGATCGACGAGACCGGGCACGGTCTAGACATCTACGAGCTGGCCGATGTGTGCGAAGTCAAAGAGTAAGGGAGGGCTGAACGATGGACATTTACGAGAACGCAGCTCGGGGCAGGCGCATCCGGGAAGTAGCTGATGCGGACAGCGTTAGTTATGTTGTACCCACAAGAGGTTACAACTGGTTCCGCTGGAAGGGATGCCGCCGGTCTGGCCAGTGGATTCACGGCGCGGAAGCCGAGACGCATTGCGATGCACTGCAAGTCTACTACAATGGCGCATGGCACCCGGTCGTTGCTTTTTCTCACGGTTATATTGGCCTGGCGGCTGACTACACCGTGGCTGGCGTGAAGATGTTTAAGGAGAAGGAAACGCTGAAGCCTTGCCCTTTCTGCGGGCAGGAGCATACGACCATCACTGAATCTAATACTGAGGGCATTCGGATTAGATGTCCGAAATGCAATATCACATTTACCCGCGATTTTTATGAACATCGCGGGGAATTGGGCAGGCAACGAACTATTGAAGCGTGGAATACTCGCCCTGAATAACCCCACCTGATGATGACCTCCGGCAATGGTCGAAACCATTTTCGTCACGCCACGAAAATGGTCGTGGGAGCCACCCACAGAAAGGAGAACCGATATCGTGACCAAATATTACACCACTCAGGAGACCGCCAAAGCGCTTGGCGTTTGCTATTCGCGGGTCTTACAGCTTCGGAAGCAGGGTCTTCTGGATGCCTACTCTCACGGCGAGAAGGGCAGCAAGAGCAAGTTTTACTTCCGCGTTGAGGACGTTGAGCGCTACAAGCAGAGCCGGGACAACCCGGAGCAGCCGCCTTTGAGAAAGGTCAGCACAAGGGAGACCGACTGATGAACGGGCGCAACAAATACTGGCGGGAAGCCCGCTGGGACAAGAACCAGCCTGAACGGCTGGCACACATCAAAGAAAAGAGGTCAAAAAAGCATGATGAAGGTCGTACAGGGAACGTTTCAGCAGATTCCGTATTGGAAGCTGCGGGGCCGGTTTCACAGCTGCGGGTTCCGGGATCAGGAGATTGCAAATGCAATCGGCATCGGAACTGACACAATGAGCAAGCGGATGAACGGGAAGCAGCCTTGGACAAGCACTGAGATCGCAGAAATTTGCAAGACGCTTGATATCCCGCAGGATGAAATCGGGGAGCTGTTCTTCCCTACTGTTGAGAAAGGAGAATCCGCATGAGAATCAAATCTGGCGTTTGGTACTGGCTGGCAATGGGGAGCTTTGCGACGGGCCTGCTGTACAGCATGGGCCTCGAGGGCACTTGTCAGACCGGCGGCACCATTTCGGACGGTGCGTTCATTACGGCTATGGTGCTGATCCTGCTGGCAATCTTCTTCATGCTGCAGGGCTTTGCAGCCGAAGCGCGTGAGAAGCGGCCCCGCAAGATTCACCAGCCGCAGGCCAATACCGTGAAGAGCGGCAGGAAGGCGGGCTGAACATGGCAGTCAACAACAATATGATCTATACACGTATCTGTGTTGACTGCGGGAAGGTGATGCGCAATGTGGGGCCGCCGCGCGGAGCGGTGCCCGGAGTGCCGCGCTGTACATATCAGGGTGAAAGCTCTCGAAGCGAGCTACCGGGAGCGCACAGAGCAACTTATCCGCCAGCAGGAAGAGCGGGCAGAGGCAATCCATCAGGGCCTTGTGGATGACAACGAGCGTTTCACGGCAAGCGCCGGAACCTACGGCAAAGGCCGCATCAAAGAGATTATGGCCGCACAAAAGAAAAAGCAGCCCGCTGGTGTTGGCGCACCGGCAGGCTGCAAGGGTTGATGGATTTTACAGGTCACATCAATCCGAAGATAACACATTTTCGGAGGTTTTACAAGATGGAAAAAAATTATGTTGAGATTCAGGGCCGCTTTTCGAGTGACGGCAAGTTTATGGACGGCAAGTACGTCCCCGGCATCGTTGACGAGCTGCTTGACAGCGTTTCGGGTGCATTCAACGACACTACCGGTCTGCACCGCCTGCGCGTCACGGTCGAGGTTGAAGATCTGGGCGCGGATGTCAAGTTCGGAAAGCCCGCAAGCGAAACGCAGCACTCCCCTGCTCCGCAGCGTTTGACCGTTGGAAAGTTGATTCCCGCACCAGACATCTCCCCTACCGCCATTGACCCGGCACCGGAGGTGGCAGTATGAACCCGATGTATGATCTCGCCCTTGACGGCTACGGCCCGGCACTTGAGCCGCCGGATGATTACTATTTCCTGCCGCGAGGGGCAGAACAGACCGAAGATCAGGAGGATGAAGAGTAATGGAAAGCACAAGCATTTACGCCGCTCTGGCCGCTGTGCAGAGCGAACTCAAGGCCCCTAAAGGGCAGATGAACACCTTCGGCGGGTACAGATATCGTTCCTGTGAGGACATTTTGGAAGCAGTGAAGCCTATTCTCAAGGCTCATGACCTGCTGCTTACGCTCTCCGATGAACCGACGGTTATTGAGGGGTGCCACTCGACCGACGGCA